ATCCAAACGCCTTGGATGAATTTCATAAAAGTTTAAATAAAGGATTTAAAGAAGCTATCGATGAGGAAAGCTAAATCATATCAGGCCCATGAACCAGGGCCAAAGAAACGTACATCAATTGGCAACAGTATAAGAAGCCGACCAAAGAATAAACACACAAGGAGATTACGAGGTAAATAATGTTACAAATGTTAATTAAACCATTGCTAGGTGTAGCTGGTGATGTGGTTACAGGTATTGTAGAAACTAAAAAGAAAAAGGCCGAAGTAAAATTAAAAAAAATTGAGGCTGAGGCAGCTCACATGGATAAAGTTATTGCTGGTGAGGCTGAGTGGGAATCAGCAGCTGTCAAACAAATGGCTGGATCTTGGAAGGACGAGGTGAGTCTTGTCGTGCTGTTGCTCCCAGCCGTACTCGTATTCGTTCCTGGCTGTCAGGATTTTGTTAAGAGTGGATTTGTTGCTCTCCAAGAGCTGCCGAGCTATTACCAAAATTTATTATATATTGCAATTTCTGCGTCATTTGGGATCAAGGGAGCAGGATCAGCGGTCAAGTTATTTAAAAAATGACCTGGAGCATAGCTGTTATGCTTGTGTTTGCAGGAACTGCTGAACCAACTATCCAATATTGGCAACATCAAACTTTCTTAGATAAAGAGCAATGCCATGAATACATTTTTCAAAATAAGGTTTTTTTAGTCGATAGCATACTAGAAGATTTTAGAAATCTTAATGACAAGCAATTAAATGGGTTTGAATTTTTTTGCCAGGGTAAAACAATTGAACTGGATCAAGTATGAAATTAAGTGAAGATACTACTGTTTCCATGCCAATCAAGAATATGGCTATGATAATTTTCTTACTACTTTCTGGATCTTGGTTTGGCTTCGGAGTTATAGAAAGATTAAATATTATAGAAACAGAATTACAATTAATGAAACAAGACTTACTTGAGGCTTCCACACAAAAGCCAATCGACCAGGAACAATATATGCTTTTGGAGTTCATTGGCAAAGAACACGATAAACTCAAAAAAGATATAGAGGCAAAACTACCTTTGATTGACAAGGTAGATATGCACTCTCAGTTTTTAGAAGAACGAGTAATAGATTTAGAACAATTAACAGACAAACTTAGAGGGAACGGACATGATTAAAGTTGTATTTGCAGTTTTAATGATTAGCAACGGAAGTGTAATAGAATATGTGCCGACAGGTTCTGGTGCTAAAGGGATGTCCGACTGTTTAGCTCAGAAAAGATCTGTTGAACGCAGCTCCAACGCTGAAGAACAAGATGGGTTGGTTATCCGCTGTGAAGAATTGCGTGTTGAGCTGTACGAAGATTGCGTTGGTACTACCTGTCGAACAAAAATCAAAAGGATTATTGAAGAATGAACCTGGCAGAAAAAGTAATAGGTATATGCCTGGTAGGATTGATGGCTTTAATAAGTTGGAACCTGGTATCAACTATAAATCTACAGCAGGAGCTGTTGAAGATGCAGCATGAACAGAAACACATGCACGAAGATATAGATAAACAATTTAAGATAATCAAAAACAAGCTGGCTAAAAAGAAAAACAAATGATCCATCGATGGAACGGATTTAGGTGGCCCCCACACACCTATAAGGTGGATATTGCTATTGTCATATTATTATGCCTGGTGCTTATCTCCTGTGGGTATTCAATGAAACCTCATCAAACTAAAATTAAATATGAAACTGAAAGCAATACAACTGATAAAACATCTTCAGATAAAGATACTATCAAGTCTGGTGAAACTTGGGGTATTGAACAGATATTCAGATGGGAAGAAAAGTAAAGATTAAACCAGGCTTACTTGGCAAATGTACAGTATGTTCCAAAGAAATATGGAGACAGGAACGTGGCTGGGTAGCTGAAGAATATGATGGTATATACATTAGATACTTTTGTCATACCATCAATCCCAACACAGATTGCCTACAAAAGCATTGGGATCAACAAAAGTAGTGGCGGAGAGAGTGGGATTCGAACCCACGGAAGAGTCTCCTCTTCGATGCTTTTCAAGAGCATTGCTTTCAACCACTCAGCCATCTCTCCAAACTAATCATTTATTATTATAAATAGACACTCTATGGCATCTTTTTTTTAAAATAAAATTATCGACAACCCACCCAACAACCCTCAATAACTAAACAACTGTTTTCATTATATAATTTAGTATATTTGCTGGTTTTCAAGTCTAGCTTTGTGACTAAAAAAATCATATAAACTCCCAAATACTTAAATCTAGCACAAAAATATCACACAGTCAAAAACCCCACAAAACCAACAAAAACTTCCCTAAAAAAAATCAAATACAACCCAACCCAACCCCTCTTTTTTCCTTGCCATCTTTGGTCTATTGATGCTAAAACTAGATATACGGACAAAATAAGTCACAGAAAGGAAACTAAGTGCAGGCAGTTATAAAGATAAAAAAGGTTAATGATAACAGATATAGGTATGAATATCATTACACCAAACCTGATCCAATTGTTTCTCTAAAAGAGTACAGGCAAGATTTAAAAGATGGGAAATGGAGGAGGGTTAAATGACAGCTACAGTTCAACGTTATACAAATAGGGAAGGTAAGATAGGCTTTAAAGTTGTTAGCCCTTACCTTTGCAAAGAAACTAATAAACAAAAATCTAAGATTAGAAAGTTTAATCCATCAATAGAGTTTGCTTCTTATACTCAACCTAAAAAGGCAGCTCAAAAAGCAGCCAATGATTACTGTGCTAAAATTAATTCAGTAGGTGGTAAAGAGTTCTTCTCTGAATATACAGTACAAGATGCCATCAAGGGTTATTCTGAGCTAGTAGATAAAACAAAAGAGAATGGTGGATTAAGTTATCAAGATCACGATCACATCATACATGATGTTAATGTTCTTTTATTTAATACCTCTGTTGCAAAACTACCTGCTAAAAACATTACAACTAAAGTTATGGTGGATTTGATTTTAGATTTAAAAAACATGGGTTGCTCGGACGATAAAATTAGAAGAGTAATTTATAAATTTAAAAATGTTATGGACTATTGCGTTGATGAAGGCATTTTAAAAAGCAATCAAATTAGAAATTATAAATTTAGAATAAAAGCAGAGGTAAGAGCAGTTGGGAAAATTGAAATACCAACTCACAATGATTTAAAAACTTTTGCTGAAAATTCATCAGGTTTAGATAAGGTTATTTACACTACGATTCCTTGGCTTGGAATGAGATGGTCAGAGTGGGCTGCTCTTAAATGGGATGATGTTGGCCTGAATAGCTCACAAGTTCACGTTAGATCGTTTTTAAAAAGAATTAAATCTGCAACATGGGTTGAAAAGGATCTCGGTAAAACATCCGCAGCCAAAAGAGAAATTCCCTTATTGCCAGAAATAAGAGAGATTCTCCAAACTTGGAAGAATAACCCAGCTGCTGATAAAGATTATGTTTACGGTAAAGATCATACCTGGCTGAATTATAACTCATTTAGGCAGCGTTTAAACACGATTAAAAGGCAAAACAAAATAGGTTTTAAGGGTGGGGTTCACAGCTTTAGACACTACTACGCCAGCTTTATGATTGAGGCCCATAGAAGGCAGGATTGCACTTTGCTTGAAATAGCAAAATGGATTGGCCATAAGGATCCAGGATTTACAATGAAACGATATGCTAAATGTTTTGATGATGATCCTGAAACCTGGATGAAGAAAGTTGATCGATTTTCTGAATTATATAAAGATACAAAGGCTGCATGAAAATAGAACAAAAAACTTTCAAAACATACAAAGAGCTTGAAGATTATTTTGTTAAAAACATACTGCCTAAAAAAAATCTTTCGAGTAAAGTGATTGGAAAGAAGATTCTTTATTGGAAGAGAACTCGTCCAAAATGGGGGGTACCTAGGGTACCAGGCAACCTCAATGCATAGTCATTTTGCTCAAATTTGAGAGGGTTTTTTTGCATTTTTCACTACAAAATACGATTTCAAGACCTTTGGTATCAAAACTATAACTCCAGTCTCTTTTACTTTTTGCATTAAAATTTTCATTACACATGCAGCATTTAAGTTTTGTTTGTCTGTTCATCTAGTATTTTATTAATACCTTTATGGCCCATGAACCACTCCCTGACGAACCGTTGAACAATTCTAAGATTAGCAATATCTCTTTGACGATAAAATCTTCTGCCACCAGGACGTTTTGTTGGTGATATAAATCTAGGATGTTGCCCCTCCCAATATCTAAGCACATGTTGCGGCTCGTCCAACATTTTTGAAACCTCACTGATGTTGTGGAATATTTTCATCTTGTTTTTCCTTTTTTTCTTTTACGTCCTCACTAAATACTTTTTTAAACTCCTCCATATCTTCTATAAATTTCAATTCCTCTTCTAAATTTTTCATTCTTTTATTCTGTATGGATCAGTTGAAATGCTGCGCACGGGTTTATCAAGAGGGTTGCCAGATAAAATGTCAGTTTGATTTTTCATATAATAATTAACCATGATCCCAATAATGTTGTCCTGGGATAAAGTATCGACAATTTCTTTTAATGGTTCATCATGTTGAAATAGTCTTGATACTAACTTTCCTGATGCCCGCAGCTCTCTGTCCAGGTATGAATCACTTGGCTTAATCTTTACCCAAAACCCTTTGGTAATAATACCATCGGCTCCAGGTACATAATTAATAATCCCCACAACTCTCCTGTCATCAATTGGTAAAGTGAATGTGGCTGATCTCATTCTAGCGGGTAGCGGTTCTCTTTTTGACATATATGCTTTTTAAAAATTTAAATAATCTCCAACGTAAGATTAAATCTCCTATCATTTGTTAATGGTAATAGAACGAGCTGAACTAGGTATCTGAGATACCATGTTTCTCTTAACCAGGCTTTTAACGAGCCATTTAACAGAGGAGGGGCTAATTTTCAGGTTGTCTGCTATGTCTCTGTAGGATGGAGAGTACCCTTTATCCTTCCAATATTTTTTAATAAAATCCAAAGTTATTTTTTGTTTATAAGTCACGTTTTACCTTCATTTCAGTTTTAATTAATTTATCGATAAACCATTTGGCCTTTTCCAAATCTTGTATTGGATTATTTTTATGCTGGTACCTCCACATATATTTTATAATTGAACCTTGTAAATAATATCTAAAGCCTTCACCTTGGCATGATTCAATTGCATCAATGCAGCCGATGTCTCCCCTGTTATAATGTTTGGGAAAATTAACTGGATCATCTACCATACCACCACCAGCATAAATAAAATGATAACCATAATAATTATGCTGATTATTACCCAGCCAAATTTAGATATATATTTCATTAAAACGGTGCAGTTTCAGGCCCTTCATCTGATTTTAATTGCAGCTGAAAACTCATTTCGTAATCTTTATCTGGTGTTTTCCAAACTGAGATCCTTAATTTTCGTTCATCACCGTTTTTTTCTATAACAGTTATTGGCCCCGTATAATCTGGCTGCTTGTCGTTTTGTTTTTTGTCGTTTTTGTATAAAGTGCCGTTACCAGCCTTTACATAGTTATTACTTTCCATCTTTAGTTTTTCCTTTGGTTAGTTTTTTTTGTTGTTGTTGATACATTTTTGAAAATTCAAGAAATTCCTTTGTTCCTTTTAAACTTTCAAGATATTCGTGTACGTCTGGTTCACTGACGATGGCCTTTAAACCTTCAACATGGCTAGCACCTTTGAATCGTTCATAGAGGCCATCGACAGTAATAGGGGTGGGAGATAAACCATTGCCCTCTTTTACAGCTTGCTGTTTTTTTGCTTGCTGTACTTCCTCTGCTGATGCTACCTCACTGTTTGTTAAGCCTAAAAAGCTCAAAGCTCGACCAACACTTGATGTCTCACAATTCTCTAATGCAGAGGTTTTATTGATATGACTGGCAGCTCTAAATTCTTCTGCTGTTCCAGTTGATACTAATTCTCTATCAATAAATATGTTTGTTTTAACAATAACTTTACCTGACTTTTTCATTTTGCCGTTATCGTCAAAAATACTATCTGTGTTTTCTATAATCTTAGTTGTAACGGTTGCCCTGGTGCCAAAATGTTTGCGCAAGATTCCAATTTTATTGGCAACGGTAATATAATTTTTATTATGTATTGCCATGGAAAGTTTTTTTTCATTTAAGATTATTTCCTCCCTGGCGTTGTCTAATAATTCAACACTTGTTTTTCTATCTATCATTCTTCTTGAGCCTCCTTAAAAGATTGTTGTGCATGTTCTCTTTGTTCTAAACCAATATCCCATTCAAAATTATGATCCCAATCGGGATCGAGATCTCTTAAAAGATCTCGAACCGATCCTTTACTTTTCATAATTGCTCTGTCTCTCATTCGAGCCATTCTTTTATAATAATCGAGGTGTTCCTCCATAGCCTCTTTAGTTAATAAATCACAATTACTGGAGTCAAAGATCTTGTATTCTTTTGCATTGACATACAAAAGGAAGGGGCGTTTGTTAGTACAAAAATGATAGAAGGCTGTTTGTCTAGCGTGCGACAGCTGCGGTTCATCTTCTGGTAATTTTACGTGGCTAATTGATCTGGTGCCGTCTTTTTTAGGACGATTTAATTTAGGTAGTTTACATTTTTGTTCAACAAGTTTTAAATCATCTTCACCATCAGTACGTCCTAAACAATTCACAAAATTAAATTTTAATCTAACATTTTTTTCAGCTGTAACGGTTGGCGTAAAGCCTAGTGACTTCCACCCTGCGTGTGATTGCTTTAAAAAATCAGGGGCTAGGTGTTTAATAGCGTCAAACTTTTCTTGATCTTGTTCATCCCAAGGCTCATATTTTTTCATCATTTCATCCAGGTACTCAAGAGCCTGATCCCAGCTTAATTTCTTTTTGTTTAGCATAACCTGACTAGCCATAGTCCAAATTTCATCACAAAACATAAGTTGAGTAATGTCACCAATGGTAGTTCCAAAATACATATTGATATTTCTTTTAAGCCCCCTGCGTCTTTCTTGGTCTAAGACTCCATACTTGTAAGCCCAGTTAGCCATGCTGCAATTTAATTGAGTGGGGGAATAATGATTGATACCTAAGTCAAGAAATGGTTCGGGGATTGTGTCTAAAATTTCGTCTAAAGTTTCTTTCATGGTTTGTGAGAGATATTTCACCATAAAATTAAATATAATAATAGTTAAATGTTGTGCCTTATTTGTTCGTTGTGACCATTAAGGCACTGCTAATAAATTTTAGTTATAATTAGATCGATATATAGCTGTGGCTTGAAAAGCACTATGTACATTTAGTGGTGACCGTCTTGGTGTAATAAAAACTGTGGATAAGTTGATTAACTTAATAGGAATTGAGGTCTTGGCAGTATCATATCGCAATAGTGAATGGCTTGAACCTCACTTTTCCTAAACGAAGAGTAACGGGAGTTATTTAAATCTGCTAAATATAGATTTGGTTCTGTGTTACCAACGGGAGTGCTGTACCCTGTCAGCATACCTTCATAATATTCTTTTCTTTTTGTTTTTAATAAAACAGGGTGAGATAAAGTATCTTTGATAGTGGATGTAAGCACTTCATGAGGTTGTTTGCTATACAAAAAAACGCCTTTTGTAATATTTCCAAAATACGTTGGGTATTCATGCAGGTTGTAAACGGCCCAATGACTATCTATATATTCAGCACAACAATAAAATTGTTCACCGCTAGGCTTAAAATTAACCATAAAATCTACGTTTTTATCAATAACAGCATCAACGGTTTTAACCCTATTTTCATCTACTTCATAAAATTCAGTCCATTTAAAATCGTAATCCTTGGCTATATCTTGAGCTAGTGCTATTGGAATAGGCCTTTTGCCATTAATAATTTTATTTAGATGCTCTCTTCCATACCATCGGTTTTTACCTTTGGTATATTTACTGTATAAGCTGCTAGGATCTATACGCCTAGCCTCTAAAAGCGGTTTAACCAAAAAAGCATCTCCTCTATGTAGGTTTGTTATTTTACTTTTATTTAAGCCCATGATGTTTTTTCAAGTATTATTTTTATTAATAGTAGTGACATTATTGCACGATTATACCTATAGGTCAAATGTAATACATCTGTGTTAGGTTTGTGAGTCTTGCAACATTAAAGCCTACAAGCTACTATAAACGCTATGCAATTAAAGCAGTGGTGTGCCATCACAGGTAAATCTAAAAAAGAGATAGCAGCTCAGATAGGAAATGTTAGCCCTCGGTCGGTCTTTCGTTGGGCCACAGCTGAACGATTTCCAAAACCTAAAGAATTAATTAAAATATATAAGATTACTGAGGGAGCTGTAACAGCTAACGACTTTGTAAAACTTTGGGCTGATCGACATGGCCAAGAAAAATAAATTTCATCACGGTAAATTTCCCCTGGTTTGTATTGAGTGGGAAGATGCTCAAGATCACGAAACTGGTTGGCATGCTTTAAAGAAGGCCCAGAAACATTTAACGGCCCCAATCATTAGTGTAGGCTGGATTGTTGAAGAGACTGAGAAGAAATATGTTTTAACTGGTGATTTTGTTTTAGAAGATTTAGAAACATCCAGGATTTGTTCAATCCCTAAAGACTGGTGTCAGAAAGTTATCAAGCTAGAGGCACCCAAAGATGATAGTTGATCTCTCTTGGTATGAATACAATGCAGCAGCTCAGGTCGGTATGTTGCGCAAGTCTCAATCAATTGCTAAACGACATAAAGACGGTTACGGCAGCAACATGTCAGCTAAGCCTATTTATGATGCAGGCTGGGCGGTCATATCCGCAGCCTCCGAGTTGGCCGCAGCCAAAGGATTAAATCGGTACTGGGATTTCTCAGTCAATACTTATAAGGATCCTGACCTTAAAGAATTAGAGATTAAATGCCAGATGCACCATAGCCAAGATCCAGCTAAGGATGAAAACTATTTAATTATACGGCCTGATTTTAATGAGCTGCAAAAATACTTGCTAGTGGTTTGCCGCAGCCATACGCAATATGAGCTGGCAGGATATATTCACGGCTCCGAGGCTATGCGTAAAGACTGGATGGCCCAGGTAGGCAGCAGACCTTTCTTTTATCGAGTTCCAATTGAGGCGTTATCTCCAGTAAAGGAATTACTTTGAAACATTTTATCCCTGCAATCCTAATTTTAATTTGTGTTACGTGCATGGCTAATCTTTATATCTATACACAACATGCAAATCTAAATTGGTGCGAGGCAGAAATCGATATTCTTAGATTGTCCTTGGACAGATTGATCCAGGTACACGGGATTGATCTGAGTGAATAATGAGGCAAAATGGGCCACGTTTATTCGTTCGAATACCAGCCCCAGGGCCAA